ATCCGCAGTTGATTGGGGAGTAGATAAATTCGATAGTAGTATTGCGGGTTTAGGAGGTTGTCCTTTTATCCCAAAAAGCGGTAGTAATCTTTCTACGAATAAACTCATTCAATGGGCTTATGATAACAATTATGAAACTAATATCGAATTAGAAGACTTAAATGAAATTACTGCATGGGTTCAAAATAAGAGGGGATTTTAATGCCTATTACTCATAAAAAAGATGGGTGGTATTGGGGTTCAAGGGGGCCATTTGAAACAAAGAAAAAGGCCGAAGAAGTAAGAACTGCGGCCTATTCTAGCGGGTATGTTAAGAAAAGTTGGCAAGAAATACTTAAGAAAGAAAAGGATGCTTGCTACTATAAAGTTAAATCCCGATATAAAGAATGGCCTTCTGCTTATGGTAGTGGGGCTTTAGTTCAATGTCGTAAAGTCGGTGCTAAGAATTGGGGTAATTCAGTTGAAAAAGGCGGAGATAACTTCGCAAGAGAAAAAAAGGAAGGTCTTCATGGTTGGTTTTCAAGAAGAGGCGGTAGTGGTAAAGCAAAGGGTTGGATTTCTTGTCAATCTTGCGAAGATGATAAAGAGGGAACAGAATCTTGTGGTCGTGAAGATGCTTCTAAAGGAACTAAACAAAGATGTAGGCCAACTTGTGCCGCTTGTAAAACATATAAAAGGAGGAAAGGAGTATGAGTTGGAAAACAATACTAAAAGAAGAAATTCATTATGAGATACCCGATGATATTTTTATGAAATCATGTTGTGATGATTGCATATCCGATGAAGCATTTCATTCTATTGTAAAGGCTGATGTTGAAAGAACAAAAAGTGGTCAAATTAAATATCGGGGAGAAACATTTCCTGCTTTTAATAAACCCAAAAGAGCCCCAAAGGGTAGCCAAAGCAAATATCGAGTATTGGCTAGAGTCTATGAAAGAGGGAAGTCCATTATTAAAATTGTCAATTTTGGGTTTAGAGGAATGGAAGATTTCCTTCAACACAAAGACCCCGAAAGAAGAAAAAATTTCAAATCAAGGCACAATTGTAAGGACAAGAAAAACAAACTAACTGCGGGTTGGTGGGCTTGTAACTTCAATTGGTAGGCGAAAAACTAAGAGTAAAAGATTCGTGGATATACTAGGAGGGGAATGCTATCGCTGAAAAAAGTAGATTTTCCTTTACGAATTTATTCCGTAGAAGCACCCCTAAGCCAAATGACCGCAGGGTGTATAATGTAGGGATTCAAGAAAGAGAAAACTCCTACATGATGACCGCCCCTATGATTTATAATGTCGTAAGTCAATCGGTTATTGTTCGGACTTGTATTACTCAACTCAAACAAGAGATATTTAGAAGAGGGTATGTTTGGGAAAAAGCCTATGAAAGCCGATGTAACGAATGTCAAAAAACACATAAAAGACCTGTTACTGAATGTTCTAGATGTGGTTCTAATAATCTAGCATTACCAAATCCCAAACAGTTAGAATATGCTGAAAAATTTCTAGAGGGATATATCAATAAATCCGAGCAACTCTTTATTGATGTTCTAAAAGAATTAGAAGAGGATTTGAATATTATGGATGATGCTTATATTGTTCTTGTAAAAGAATATTATTTAGACGGTAATGGTAAAATCCGTATGCACCGTATCAAAGAATTATTTAGGGGCGACCCTGTTACTATGAGTATTTATGCTGATGAAGTAGGTATTCGTGGAACAAAGGGCTTTACTTGTATCAATCATAGAAATTATATTTCTATTGAACCGTATGAAAATTGTCAAGATTGTGGAGGTAATTTGCTCCCCATTCATTATGTAAATAGAGCAAATGGAGAAGAGCAATATTATATTGAAGGAGAAATACTTCACTTTAGTAAATATAATCCTAGTAGGCTTTATGGTCAATCCCCTATTCTTACTTTATTCAATCATATTATGACTCTTATTGCTATGGAAACTTATGTTAATTCGTCTTATACAAAAAGCCGTATGCCGAGAGGGATTCTCGCAGTTCAAACAAGAAATATGGATTCAATGGCGGCCTTTTGGCGTGGAGTCAAAGAAAGAATGGAACAAGACCCCCATTATATTCCTGTTATGGGAATAGAAGCAGAAAATGGAAAGGGGTCTGTTGAATGGATTAAGTTCATGGATAGTCTAAAAGAAATGGATTATGTTTCAGTTAAAGATGATTTAAGAGATAGGATTTCAGCATTTTATGGTGTAAGTAAAGTGTTTATGGCTGACAATACTACAAGTGGAGGATTGAATAATGAAGGTATGCAAATCCTTGTTACTAACCGAGCAGTTCAAATGGCTCAAAATGTGTATAATAATTATGTATTTCCTTTTTTGGTTAAGCAATTCGGTATTACAGATTGGAATTTGAAACTACCTCCAAGTGAAGAAGAAGATGAAATTGCAGTATTGAGAAAGAGAGAACTTGAAGTTAATATTGCCGCTTCTACTAAAAATCTTGGATTTGAAGTTGAAATGGACGAAGATGGAAACTTTACTTTTAAGAAGCCCGAACCCGTAGAAACACAAGAAGCCCCTACTGAAAAAGCAATAGAAAGTAATTCATTAGCAGGGTCAAATTTAGACCAAAGAGATTTAGATGAAATGCAAAGACAATTTGCAGAAGGTGGAGGTATGCCTTCTAAACCTCAAGAGAATCCTGCAACCACAAGAAATAAACCCTCGATGAGCGTAGGCCCCGATAAGAGATTTACGGGATTGCCGACAGATGCGGGAAACCAAAATGTAGATAGAAGAAGTGAAAGGAGAATTGGTTAATATGACAGAAGATATAGGACAAAAAGAGAGAAGATTAGTAAAAGAATTAGCGAAAGTAAGAGCAGAAAAAATGTCAAACGATAATCAAGTTAGGCCATCTAGGGATTATTCTTTAGGTGGACTTCCACCCGATACAACCCATAAATCTAAAGTTGGTTCTGCTGATACTCCCGATGCTATTCAATTACCTATCAAGAAAAGACCACGAACAGAAAATAAATGGTGAGCATTATGTCTTGGACTTCTATCCTTAAAGCAGAAAATGAAGAGGACTCTTTAGATAGAAGCGGCAGAATGCCTAAAGGAATTACTGTTGAAGATGCTATGCGTAGATTTGATAGTGAGAAAGGGGATGGGCTTGAACAATATATTAAAGAAGTGAATAGATATGTTGCTAATACAGATGAATATAAAAACGACTATCTAAATGAAGAGGAATCTAAATCTGTTGATGATAGCCTTAACAAAATTAAAAAGTATCTAAAATCTTTATCTAAAGACATAGACACTTCATTTTTAAATACACTTTTAGTTTCAATATATGAAACTGCGTTAGAATTGAAAAGAATAACAAAAATAAAACCTCCTACAACAATAGTAGAAGCCTCTAAAATCTTTGAAGGTATCGTAAGAGGAGAATTTAAAGATAAAAAAATACAAGAATCATATATTAAAATTATAAAAAATATTGAAACTAGTCTTGAAAAATTCCAAAATGGCCCTTTTTCTTCTAATTTAGATTGGGCTAAAAAAATTGATGGATTAGGAAATTTTCTAGAAAGAATAGAAAAAGACTCTAATGATGTAATGTATTTTATTCAAGATAAGGGAAAACTTATCATTACAACTCAACCCTATAAAGAACAAGAACAGTTTAGAGAACTGAAAAACTTAGGAAGAAGAATAAATAAGATTTTGAATTCGACTTTGAATGATGAAGATAACGAAATATTTCTTAGGGCAAATTACGAAGAGGATATTTTATCTCGCTTATTAGAAATAAATAGACCTACAAAAATAGTAACTGTATTATTTTATCGTTTGAATAAAGAAGAAAACATAGCAGGATATAGAGGTAGATTTGTAGAAGATATGGCTACTCTTTTTAGTAGCACACTAGATGACCCTTATTCAATGGCTTTTGAACTTGATGATTTAGATAGAATAATTGAAGAATATGTTTCTAGTTTAGATAATGTAGAAGATACTATTTCCGATGAAGATTTAATGAATTTGAATGATAGACTAAAAGAAGAAAATGCCGAACTGTATGAGTCCGAATTAAATTCTAACATAAAGGAATTAGAAGAATATGTAAATGAATATTTAGAAACATTCATTAAAAAACAAGAAATCGAAAAAGAATTCAGCCCAATTCTAGACACTTTAGATGATAAAGAAAGAAAAAGACTCAAGAAAACCTTACAATCAGTTGAGCCAACAGAATATTTTGGTCAAGACTTTACTCGATTAGGTGAACTAATTGATATGCTCAAAGAATTAGATTTAATAAAATCTGACAATAAAATGAAAAAAAGGTTTGAATCTATTGACGAGAGGAATATTGATATGGTAGCGTTAAGTAGCAGACTTCGTAAAGAGTATGAGTTACTATATCGTCAATTAAGAGAAGTAGTATTTCCAAAAAGAAAGGGGGATTTAAGAGATGAATGATGTAGAACAAGATACTGAACTTTTAGAAATTCTAAAAGCACTAACTGATAGAATAAAAGAACTAGAAAGAGCCGTTTATCATAAAGACAACTTATTGATGAAGTCGGGATTTGTAGTTACTGAAACACCAACACCTTCAATGACAAACATGGGAGTTCCCGATTCCGATGCAATCCATAAAATGAGTTGGGAAGACATTGATAAATTTGTAAATGGAGGAAGATAAAATGCCCGAAAAAGTTACCAAAGAAGAAGCAATAATTAGACAGACAGTAGAACAACTTCGTTTAGTAAAACAACTTATTCAACAAGAAAACGAAGTAAATTTGCCTTATGATGATGATATGGAAGAAGTCAAAGTCAAAAGACCAAAGGCTGAAAATGACAATACTAAAATTGAAAACAATAAAAATACACATTCGGGATATGGTTTAGCAGGTGAAAGTGTGAAAAAGCAAGAATTGAACTCAAAACTAAAAAATCAATTAAATAGTGCATTTGATAATGTTTATTCTTTGATTAACCCTTTAGTAGATAAAAAAATATTGGACTACGATAAACATTTAATGGAATTTACGAGAATTGTAGATGCAATTATGCGAGATTTAGGCTATGAATAAAGTGATGAAAAATGGCGTATCTTATCGAAAAAGATAACGCTTCTAATGTAATCCTTCGACTCTTTGAGAAAACAAGAGTAGCATATCTTTCAGCAAAAGAAGACCCCAAAGAATATGGGGGGCGTTGGCGAAATATCATTGAAGAAATCAATCGAGCCTTTTCTTCGGAAATAAAAGACGAATTAGAAAATTATGTTGGAGAAGAAAAAATAGAAGATAAAGATGCTAAAAACCCCGAATCGAATGTTGCTAAAGATATTTATGAAGCAATTAAACTTATGAGATATGATTCCGAAAAAGTAGAAGACCCATTCGCTGACAAATTTAAGGGAGATGTATTAGAGGCTCTTTTATCTTCGCCCGAAACAATGGTTAAATTTGTTCATTATGCTCTTCGCTCCGATGATAAAGCCCTACCTAAAGATATATATTCAATCAAAGATATGGAAGAAGATACTTTAACCGAAGGGCTTCAAGGTCTTGATTTACAAGAAGAAGATATTAGCCTCTATATTATTGAACATTATGGTGATGATAAAGATACAAAACAAGTAGAAAAGAAAGTAGAGGAAGCACTTAACATTCTAGAATTATTTTATTTCTCAAAACATGAAGAAGAAGAATTTGAAGAACTTGTAGAAATTCAAAAAGAACAAAAAGCGAATGTTCATTTCTTAGTTCCAAATAAACCAATGTATCGAATTTTTGACATTGAAGATATGAATGAACTCAAAGGGTTTAGCGGAGAATATGTAGTTCAAGAAAAATATGACGGAATGAGAATCCAATTACACAAAATAGACGGCAAGGTTTCAATCTATTCATATAATGAAAAAGACATTACCGAGAAGTGTAAAGAACAAGTCAAAGAATTAGAGAAAAAGGAATACGGGGATTGTATTCTTGATGCTGAATTGATACTGTTTGATGGTGATAAAGCACTTCATAGGGCCGATACAATAGCCCATATTTTCAAAAATTCCTACAAAGAGTCTAGACTCAAAGCCCATGTTTTTGATATTTTGAGGCATGAAAATCAAAAACTAACAGATGAACCATTGAGAAAAAGAATCAATATTCTATTCAATAATTACTCTACAAAATCTTCGGAAGATTTATTCTTTCCTTCTAAAAAAGATACTAGGATTGCAGATAATCTAAAAGATGTAAAGGAATACGCAGAAGAAATTATGGAAATGCCTACTTCCGAAGGAGTTGTTATCAAGGATATAGAATCCACATATTTCATAGGAACAAAGAAAAATCCTAAATGGGTAAAATGGAAGAAATTTGTAGATTTAGATTTGATTGTTCTTGATAAGAAAGGCACAAAATCGGGTATGTATTCCTATACTTTAGGGGCAGGGCCAATTGATGAAGAAGAGGGCGGAACTGAAATAAACGGTAAATTTTACATGAATGTTGGTAAAGCCCTCAACACAAAAACCGTTGTTGATGTTGGCCAAATCATTAGAGTCAAAGTAGATGAAGTAAAAGAAAGTGGGGGAAAATATACACTTTATTCTGCTAAGGTCATAGAAATACCCGAAGTCGAAGAACCCGATAAAATAGTTACATTAGAGATGTTGGCTAAAGATACTAAGCCTTCTCTAAAATATAATGTTGAGGCTCTTAAAAAAGGTATAACGATTACAGATAATATTCACGGAACTGCTACTATTATTGCTAAAAGTATGGACGGATTTACTATTTATGGTTTTCAAGAAAACAATCTAATGTCTAAGAATGCCCTACAAGATTTAGATTTTTGGAAAGAAGAAGCAGAAGAAACTCTCAAAACGATGCAAGGAAAACTTACAGTAGCAATAATTAACTTCATCAAAAATAAAAATAAACCCCAAACAGTTATAGATGTTCATAATTTTCTTTTAAAAGAATATGCTAATGATTATGAAACTCTACTAGAATCTAATAAAAAAGAACTAGGAGAATGGATTAATTTAAGAGATGGTCTTACAGTTAAAAATAATATTGTAATTGCAGAACATGATAAAATTGTTAAAGAATCTTCTCAATTTAAAGTCTATCTTAGAAAGGACGGCAATCTTTCTTTTGCAGTAGAGCATAAAGAAGAAATTCTAAATTGGAATATTGATATTGCTACTGATGATGATATTTTTGCTTTCTTTGGAAAAGCCGTAAAATATCCTGCTGAAATATCTACAAATATAGATAGAACTAAATTACTTGATGAAGGAGAAGTTCAATTAGGTGTTCAAAGACATGGCTATCATGAATACATTCTAAAAGGAAATAAGTTTGAAACTAAACTTCATTTTAGAGTTGTAGAAACAAAAGGAGAAAAAATGTGGATAGCATGGACGGGCTATGAACAAAAACCCGTTGATAAAAGCACAGATGAAGGTATTTGGAATATTTATAATGACAAGTTCAAAGACCTTAAATTACAAAATAAAGCGAAGCACTTAAATAGTCAAGATAGAACAAAGGAAGTTGAAGCCGATGACACTAATGCTTCATAAAAACAATGACTTTATGATACTAAAGGCAAATGAAGATTTAATGATTGGTGGATATGCTTCAATAGAAATGGTAGATAAGCAAAACGACTTGATTACATTAAAAGCATTGGAGGGAGCAGTAAAGAAATTTATGGAAAAAGATAGATTTCGTAATGTAATGACAAATCATTCTAATGTTCAAGTCGGAGAAGTAGTAGATTCATACAGGGATAAATCGGGGAGGTTATGGAAAACAGAAGTAGATGATGTGGGCTTCTTTGTTGTAATTAAACTCCGAGATGATATAGAAAAAGCAAAGGAAATAAATAGAGGCATTCGCAAAGGTTCGTTAAGAAGTTTTAGCATTGGAGGACAGGCGTTACAAAAAGTAAAAAAGCGTAATGAAGAGTTAGGCGAATACAATGAGATTAGCAAACTTGAATTACACGAAGTTACCATATGCGAAAAAGGAATTAACCCCGAAGCGAAATTTGACATCTTAAAACAGGAAGTGAAAAATATGACAAAACTAGAAAAAGCATTAAGCGAACTTGATATGCTTCTAAAGGAAGTAAATCAACTTCGTAAAGAAGAAGAAGAAGAAAAAGGCTATGGTAGTGGCCATCCATCGGAAGAAATGATGGACACAACTGATGGCGAAGAAGAAATGATGGGATATGATAAAGCCGATGATAGTGAAATGAAAGGCCCAACTCCAACCCTTGACGCAGGTTCAATTGAAGATGGCGAACCTGCTGATAATGTTGTAGTTAGTGGTGGCCGACCAACAGGCGATTCACAGGCTTTTAAGGAACACAATGTTACTAAAGCATTCAGTAACAATGAATTTACTTCGCTCAACCTTTCAAACGAAAACATCGAGAAAGCCTATGAGCAATTTCGACAAGAACAACTTGAAAAATTGGCTTATGGCCGATTAGAAAAGCAATTTGAAACACGATTTAAGCAAGAAGTTGCTTCTCGTAATGATTTGGTTGCTAAAGCAGAATACAATGCACAAGCAGAAATTACAAATCTTAAGACACAATTTAGCGAACTCCGAAAGTCGCTTACAGAAGAAAAGAATGAAATTCGCAAAGCCCAAGAAGTTGCTTCTACAGTAAAGGTCTTTTCACTAGATGAAATTTCCGATATGTCATGGAGCGATATTCATAAAGCGGTTAGCGGAGAATATTGAGGTGAAAAACATGGGATATATTAACACAATTAGAGATTTGGAAGCATCAACATACGGCCTACCTGCCTTTGGAGGAAATTCTCTCCTTAAGCAAGCAGGTGTAGTTCAAGGACTACATACTGCACACGATATTACAGATGCTTCCGCAAGCGGAGTAACAGGAATTACAGGAACAACAGGACTTTACAATGTTCTTTACGGACAAAAAGTATGGTCAATGCTTAACCGAGAGGTTAATGCTTTGGCTATGCTTTCTAAGAGGCCATACAATTCAAGTGGATGGCGTATTCTTAAGAGTCGTCCTTTTGGTGGTAGTGGAAACACATTGACTCTACAATCCGATGGAAGCGGAGGCGGTATCGGTTCCGATGACCCACAAGCAGACGAGATTGGTGGTGTTCCCGAAAACGCAGGACTTTCTACTACGGCAGATGGACTTAGTTCTATGGCTCCTACTTACGCACAACTTTTCATGTCGCCTAAGACAATTGCACACCAATTTGATATTTCCGAACTCGCTATGGAAATGGCTCAAATTGATGATGGACTAGGCGATATTCGAGCAATTATCCGAGAAGATATGGGTAAAGCACACGCAGAAGCACAAAACAAAATGTTGGTTATGCCACTTGAATTCTATGGTGAATCAAGCGCACTAGCAGATATTGAGCGAAACTATACTTCACTCCTTAAGATTGTTACAAGCCGAGCAGAACTTCTTGCTCTTGATGGCGGAGTTCTCGCAACAGATACAACTTCTGCTACTAACAATCTCGGTAAAATCTACGGTGAAGAGCGATTTACTGCGGCTTCTTATCTTGATGCAATTGTTGATTTCAACTCATCATATGCCGCATCATCAGTTCGACCTCTAACCTTGACTCTTATCAACTCGGTTATTCGACAACTCCGAGAAGCAGGTGGTTCACCAAAGGTTATCCTAACAGGATATGACACCATTCAAGCAATTGCTGATTTGCTCCAAGCACAAGAAAGATTCATGGATAGAAAGGAAGTTATTCCTACTGTTAATGGTGTTCGTGGTGTAAAGGGTCAAGAAGTTGGATTCCGTGTAGCAACATACTACGACATTCCTCTTATTCCTGTTAAGGAAATGACAGGAACACGAAATTCAGCAGATAGTGGAATTAGCGATATGCTATTCCTTGATACAGACCACTTGTGGCTTCAAGTTTTGAAACCAACTCAATACTTTGAAGATGGTATTAGCAACGGAAACCCATTCGGTGTAGGCCGTCTAGGAAATCAAGCATTGTATCGAACAATTGCTGAAACAGGTTGTTCCTTCTTTAGAGGACAAGCAAAGATTACTAACATCGCTTGAGGTGATTAAAGATGGCTTTTTCATCAACAATCACCGAAACTACGGTGTTCGGTAATAAAAGAGTTGCTTATGGAACATTTACCAATGGCGGTTCCGATACAGGAGGAGATATTGAAACAGGTCTTAACCGTGTAGATTTTATTCATCTTCAAGTTAGAGGTTCAGCCGTTGATACAAATGCACCCGCAGTAAATGAAACATTTCCTTTGGCTAGTGGTAATGTAACAATTGTTACTACTGCCGATACTGACGGCATTTGGGTTGCATACGGTAATTGAGGAGGGTCTTAATTGGCCACAATTCAATTAACAGAAATTGTTCTAGAAGATTCAATGAAACTTAAAGGACAAGAAGGGTGGTTTGAAGTTAGTAAAGAAGAAACAGAAATTTCAACCTTTACTGCTTCTCACTACCTTTCAAGTCCAAAGTTAAACATTACCTTTACAGAAGCAGATAGGGAGCCTCTTATGGCTCTTCCCGAAAGAGAAATTAATATGTTGGCTACTTCTTTGGGTTGTGAAGAGAATATCGAAACCATTGTTTCAATTCTTTTACCAACAAAGGAAATTA